TGCCATTTACCGGCGAAAAACAGAAACAACTCGGCGGCGGCATAACTCCCGTCGGTCCCCTCGGTTCGTTTTCTAGTGTTGCCGAAGGTCGTGGCGGATGGTTCCCCTTGATCCGTGAACCATTTACCGGCGCTTGGCAGCGCAATCTGGCGATCAACGTCGATACGGCATCATCATTTCACGCCGATTTCGCGTGCAAAACGCTCGTCGCTCGCGATATTGCCAAGCTTCGCATCAAGCTTGTCTCCCGTGATCAGAATGGAATTTGGACGGAGACAACAAATCCAGCCTACAGTCCTGTATTACGCCAGCCAAATATTTATCAGACACGAAATCAATTTTATGAAAACTGGATGCTTTCGAAACTTAGTCGCGGCAATGCTTATATCCTGAAAGTCCGCGATAATCGCAATGTTGTCACAGATCTTCATGTGCTTGAGCCAACTCGCGTGCAACCACTCATCACTGCGGATGGCGAAGTTTTCTATCGATTGGCTACAGATTATCTTGCCGGCATTCACGAAATCACCGTTCCTGCGCGCGAAATAATTCATGATCGAATGAACTGTCTTTTCCATCCGCTTGTCGGGACACCGCCGATTTTTGCATCAGGTTTGGCGTCGATGCTTGGCCTCAATGCACAGAACGCAGCTGCATTGCTATTCCAAAATAATTCCACGCCTGGCGGCATCCTTACGGCTCCTGGCGAAATCAGCGAAGTTCAGGAAAAGCGCATCAAAGACGAATGGGAACAAAGATTCAGTAAGGTCAATATCGGTCGCATCGCGGTTTTATCTGGCGGAATGGCATATCAGAAAATGCCTCTGACTGCCGTCGAGACTCAAATGATTGATCAATTGAAATGGAGCGCGGAAAGCGTTTGCACTGTTTACCATGTTCCGCCATTCAAGGTCGGCGTACAACCACTGCCTACGCACATCAATATCGAATCCCTCAATGTCGAATATTACAGTCAGGGCCTCCAATCTCATTTGGAGGAAATGGAAGAGTTGCTCGATGCCGCTTTCGGTATCGGATGGGCCGTTGGATTGGGGACCGAATTTGACACCGAAAATCTTATGCGGATGGACACTGCGACGCTGGTTACCACGCTGAAAGATTCTGTCAGTGCCGGCATCATGGCGCCGAATGAAGCTCGCGCAAAATTTGATCTCGAACCGGTCATCGGCGGAGAGACGCCGTATCTACAGCAGCAAAATTACAGCCTCGAGGCTTTGGCCAAGCGTGATGCACAGCTCGATCCGTTTGCATCGTCAACGCCGCCAACGGCGGCAATCGCACAGTCGACATCGGAACCCACAGTGCCTCAAACCGGAGAAAGTGGGGCCAAATATCTCGCCGGGTTAACGCACAAATTTACTGAAGCATTAAGGATCGCTGCATGACCGATGATGAAATCAGCGCGTTGGCGAGAGGCATGGCGCCGTATATTCGCGAACGCGTTGCGGATACCGTCTGTAAAAGCATGATTGTCTCGCCAGAACTCGCTGAACAAATCGCGAGTGCTGTACGTTTGTTGCACGAACAGCCGGAACCGATGAAACGCGTGGAAACGCCAATTTCTTTGCCCAAAATCACAAGCATCAAGCGTGATGAGCAAGGAAACTTTGTCCCAGCTTATGATGAGATCAAAGCATGATGCTGACGTTATCAGAGGAAGCCAGCAATACAATTTTAGATGCGCTCGCGGACATGCTTGACGGCGGCAGCATCGAGTTTCTCGCCGATAATGGTCGGCCGCTTGCCATCTTGCAATTATCTGATCCTGCGACAATGCCAGCGGCAAACGCAGAACTCGAATTTAGCGATATCGCTGAAGAAGACGCTGCATTGGCACAAGGCATTGTAAGCATGGCTCGAATTGTTGGATCGAGCGGCGCAGAAATTTTCAGTTGCGACGTTGGCGACGAAAGCAGCGATGCGGTCATCAAACTTAATACCACCAAGATCTATCGCGGTGGACCGGTGCGGCTAACATCATTCCGGCTGGCAATGCTATAGGAGATGACATGGCCCTGTCATTGACACATTCGACGGTCGTTCTCGTTCCCGATGATGGAACGAGTGCTGTGGGCAGCGATGAATGGAACGCCCAGCACAATTTCACTCTGTCAAGTGACGTGATCGTTGGCCGATTGTCCACGGCTGGCACAGCACAGGAATTGAATGGAACGCAGATTACGGCACTGCTTGATCCGATGTCGTCAACATTGAAAGGTTTGGCGCCAGCATCCGGTGGCGGCACAATTAATTTTCTTCGTGCAGATGGCACTTGGGCTGTGCCGGGCGGTTTGGGCACCACTACAATCGGCACTTCGACTATCACTGGCGGCACAAGTGGCAACTTTCTTTTCGATAATGCGGGAGTTTACGGAGAGAGAACGCCAACGCAAACAACGGCCGTCCTAGACTTATTCACAAGTTCTCTTAAGGGCGTAGTTCCGGCTTCTGGCGGCGGAACCACAAATTTCTTACGAGCCGATGGTTCGTGGGCGGCTGCGGGCGGCGGCGGCGGCACTCCTGGAGGTAGCACTCTGCAACTGCAATATAACAATGTCGGCGCATTCGGAGGAATGAGCGGCACGAGCTGGGACGACACCAACCGCAGCCTGACGATGACCGGGGCGACGGTGACGGCCAATCATCCCGTGCTCGATATGACGCAGACGTGGAACAATGTGGCTGTGGCGTTCACCGGTCTGCGGTTGAATGTCACAAATACGGCGAGTGCTGGATTCGGGGGAAATAACTTTGCGCCGCTGTTGGTGGATTTACAGATTGGCGGCGTCTCACAATTTCTCGTTGATAGACTTGGACAAATTGGTATATCTGCCGGCGGGAAGTTGTCATTAGATATCGGTAACTCGAATAATGCTTTTATAACAAACGGCGGCCTTGCTGGCAATACATCGATTAATTTTGGAACAAATGGTAGCCAATACGCTATGATATTTCAGTATAGTCCATACGGAGGATTTCTTCTTAATACGACCAGGGCCTATGGTTGGGGTAGTTTAGGGGCCGGAACCGTTGACACAGCACTATCTAGAGATGCTGCTGGTATCGTTGCAATAGCCAATGGCACCAACGCTAACGGTATAAGGGTATATAATTGGTTAGATGCCTCGAGCTATGAGCGCGGCATATTCGACTGGACCACGACCGCGAATACGTTGACGATCGGGACGCAGGCGTTGGGGACGGGAACGGTTCGTGCAGTCGGCATTGTTTCAGGAAATAGGGTTTATAATTTCGGTGTTGCTCCAGCTACACAAACAGCTGCCACATATACGGTAGTCGATGGCGATCAATGGATAACTTTCAACGGCGGGGCTACTATCACAGTGACACTGCCAACTGCTGCAAATTATAAAGGCCGTGAAATAACAATGAAAACAATCGCCGCTTTCACAGTCGTAAGTGCATCCTCCAATGTGGTTCCGATCGGCAGTGCTACGGCTGGCACAGCTATTTTGCCAGCTACAGTGGGCAAGTTCGTGACTCTCGTCTGCGATGGAACCAACTGGATAACGGTACAAGGGAACTAACATAGAGAGGGCAAAATGGGTACAGTCACGATTACGAGCGCAGCATTCGCTGCACTCCCTGGCACGGTACCGAAGAATTGGCCGAGCAATCTCACCTGGCCAGCGGGCGGCAGCATCAATGGGACCAAGCCGTTCACGATCAGCGATGCCGACATACAACAAATGTTATCATGGATCGCAACTAATTATAACTCGACGCTGGTCGGCACCAGCACCCCGCCAGTTACTGTCACAGCGATCTCGATGTTTCTCGTCTGGCTAGTCGGCTTCATGAACGCGACGACCGATGCCGTACAGCATCATCAGACCGATCCTGCCGTCAAGCCGCCACCAATCACAATTTCATAAAAGGAGGGATCATGTTCAAATTCGAATTCAGCGAACAACATACCCGTGAAATCGCTGCGGTCTTGGAAGGAGCGCCATATCGCGTTGCCGCTCCGATCTTGGCCGAGATGCAAAAGCAAATCAGTGCGCAACAAAAACAGTCGTCGGCGCAGGGAAATGGGAAAGAAAATTTAGCGCCACTTCACAAGACCGATGAAACGCAATCTGCAAATTCTGATGCCTGATGCCACGGATTTTCAACCTGATGTTTTTCAGAGTAATGTTTTTCAAGTTCAATCATTCAGCATATTTCAGCCGAATGTTTTTCAACACAATGTTTTTCAAGTCGAAGATATACTTCCGCCAGTTGAACAGGGCGGTGGTGGCTTCTATGCCGAAATTCGCCAGCGATTTCTTGTTTTTGGCATCGGATACGGCATTTTGCCGAAGCTTGAGGGCGAGGGCTTTGGCATCGTTGGCGTCGCCGGATGGGGCCTCAGCAAAGCAGCGCGAATTAGCTGCGCAGCTGATGGTGTTCTCGGAACTGTAGGCAAAAGCGCTGCGCAGTTTAAGCCGCTCTATGCCATTGCGATCGGGCATCGGGGTCAAGTCGGTACAGCGGCGGCCATCTTTAAGAATTTATCAATTGTGAGCAAAGGCGCTGTTGGCGCGTGCGGTTCGGGTTCAGGCATGATGGCAAATATGAAAGCGAATGCGATCGGCCAATTTAATGACCATGAGTTAGCGGCGATCAGCTTGCTATTGGCAGCATAATCATGGATCAGAAAACCACGATTCCGCCGCCCCAATATACCGTGAATGAAGCAATTAGCGTTTGCCTTGCGGTGTGCCAACGGGCTTTGACAGAAGTGCGATTGCTGGCGCGAATTCCGGGGCCCGCTGGCGAAACTGGACCAGAGGGCAAACGCGGGTCTAATGGCGAGATTGGCGCGAAAGGAGATCGCGGCGAAGCCGGCAAACAAGGCCCGCCGGGAGTTCCCGGCATTGACGGCAAGAACGGTGAGCGCGGGCCAAAAGGCGAATCAGGGCGCAATGCCAGCGACCTGGGCTATCTTCAAGATTTTGTGCTGGAACAAGTCGCAAAAACGCTCAAGACCGGAAAAATTACGACTGAGGATGGCGGTCGAACGCTGCGCTGGATTCTGGGCGATATTGTTCATGAAATCAAAACTGCAATCGTATTGGATGCTGGCGTATGGAAGGATGGCAGAGATTATGTGCAAGGCGATGGCGTAACACTTGGCGGCAGTTTTTTTATAGCACAAGCAAAGACCAATGCTAGGCCAGGGCAATCGGATGATTGGCGACTCGCCGTGAAAAAAGGCTCGGATGGTCGCGATTATCGTGACGAAGAATCGCGCCAACTCAAGCCGGTAAGGTTCAAGTAATGCATTCCGTTCTTGAGATTCTGGAGGAATCAACAGCAAGCGCCGGACCTGACCTGATTTCACTCAGCGATCTCAAATTCGCGCTTGGTATCACAGACAACAGTGAGGATGCGCAGTTAAAGGCAGCAATCACATTCCAATCGGAAATTATCGCGGAATATCTCGATAGGCGATTGGGGCGCGCCGAAGCATTGGAAACATTTACTTTTGATTGGGGCGAGATGTTTCAACATTATCAGGTGCCGGCATTGCGTGGACAGGCTCTCACACTTTCTCTTTATCCTGTGTTTCAGGTTCATGAAGTGTCACATATGGGAGCCACGGATACAGATTTCGATTTTGATCCGATCAGTGGCCGATTATGGATTGGGCCGACTTGGACAGTCGGATCGACTTGGCCCGAGAAGGTCATCGTTACTTATTCGGGAGGATATGATCTTCCGGAAGATCCTTTGCTTCCAAAAAGGCTGCAACGTGCCGTCATCGAATGTGTGAATTCGGTTCGCAACAATCAATCCTTTGGTCTCCGCGACCCCTCGATCCGCGAGGTGCAGCACGGCGATACTCGCGTCAGTTATGTGTCTCAGTCGTTTGCTGCAGGTACGACGGCGCAGCATCTCACGCCATCCGTGATTGATTTAATCAAGCCATTTCGGCGCATAGGAATTGCATGATCTGGACGATGAAACATTTCCAGCCTTCGCCATTTTGGACGGCGCCCCGAGAATGGGAAACCGAAACGGCATTCATCATAGCAGGCGGGCCGTCTGTTCTTGGTGTCGATCTTGAACAATTGCGTGGGCGCAATGTTATTGCCATCAATTCGAGCATCTACGCTGCGCCATGGGCACAATTCCTATATTTTGGCGATTATCGATGGTATGCTGAAGACGAAAATCGCGAGGCTGTGGCGAAGTTTGGTGGCCGTGTTGTGACAGTCTCTCGGCTCGTGCGGGATGATCCGAAAGTCTTTATCTGCCGCAAGATCGATCCGCCTGGGTTGGCTTTTGAGAAAGATAGTTTGACACAAAAATATACATCTTTGACCGCAGCAACGAATCTGGCAGTTCATCTCATCGGACCTGGCGGCACAATCGTTTGGCTTGGCGCGGACGGCAAATATGCCGCTGATGGTCGTACGCATCATCATAAGCAACATCCCTGGCCGCGGCGCAAGGATGCCTATGAGATGCAATTGATTGAACTGCGGACTATCGTACCAACGCTTGAAGCGTTGCAAATTACGGCGCTGAATGCTTCGCCCGGAACCGCCTGGACTGATCTGTTGCCGGTCGTCCATTTGGATGAATTTCTGAAAAGACGGCAAGCCGCTTGAATTCACTTTATATCGCTGGAATGTACGGCCTGGGAGATAATGTATTTTCAAGACCGTTCATCCGGGCTGCGACAAACCGCTATGAGGTATGGCTCGATACACCTTGGCCTGAAATCTATGAGGATTTGAACATTAAATTTGTCCGCGGCCCGCCGCGGCGACTAAGAACTCAAAATAAGAACATCAATCGACAAAAGCGAGAACGTTGGTCATTGCCGCCAAGTGGCATGACACGGCAAATTAAAATCGGATATGGTATCGATTTGCATATGCGATCGATTATCGCTTCAATGGAAGCGCAATGGGCAAGCGTGGGAATAGCATTCGATCCGGCTCTTTTTGATCTGCCGGATATGGGTCCAAGCCCATTCGCATCAGATCGGCCCATCGCAGTGGTGCGACCGGTAACAGTGCGCAGCGAGTGGCGCAATGAAGCGCGCAATCCGTTGCCGGAATATCTGACAGCCATCATTCAGCATCTTATGGCGACTCATACCGTCGTCATGGTTGCTGATCTCGAACCTGGACAAGAATGGTTAGTCGGGAAACTGCCGCCCGCGCATCAGTATTTTGTCAATGGTGAATTGTCGGTGCGGCAATTGTTGGCACTTGTGCGCAACGCAGACGTTCTCCTTGGTGGGGTAGGATGGATTGTGCCGGTTGGATTAGCGCTTAAAGTCAAGACATTCGTCGTACTCGGCGGTCATGGCGGACACAATGCGCCGGACAAAATCACTGACAAGAGGCTCGATCTGACTCGCTTGGGATTTGCTACACCGGATAGGTTCTGCCAATGCACGGGAATGTTGCACAACTGCAAAAAGGAAATGGCCGATCCGCTGGCACAATTCTCTCGCTGGTGGGCCAATTCTCAAGCCGCTGTCTGACTTGGTGGCCGCAACTCGGACTTGGTTATTATCCGGTTTCGACCGGATTTGAGCCTTATAATCAAGAATATTTTGACCGATTTGAACGCGATGCAAATGCTCCGCTCGGCAGATCGTTAATGCAGGCTCGTTTTAATTTTGTAGAACAGCATTATCGCGGACATCTGATCGATATCGGCATTGGCTGTGGCGCTTTCATCGAGTTGCGACGCAGACGCGGGCGGGCGACTTACGGCTATGATGTCAATCCGG